CACTCTTTCCCTACACGACGCTCTTCCGATCTGACCAGAGGCTTTGAGCGCATGGGCTTCATACTGGACAACGCCAAGCAGGAAAGCCTCGCCATAGCCGTGACGGGCGACGCTGGCTGCGGCAAGACGGAGGCCGTGAAGCAGTACACGGCGGGACACGCCGCCACCTATCACCTGTGCTGCTCGGAATACTGGAACCGCCGCACATTCATCGCGAAGCTGCTGCGCGCGTTGGGCAAGGACATGGCGGGCACGGTGAGCGAGCAGATGGACGCGATAGTGGAGGAACTGCAAGCCGTGGAAAAGCCGCTCATCGTGCTGGACGAAGCCGACAAGCTGAGCGACCAAGTGCTCTACTTCTTCATATCGCTTTACAACCAGCTCGAGGGTCAGTGCGGGCTCGTGCTGTGCGCGACCAGCTTCTTGGAGAAGCGCATCACACGGGGCGTGAGGTTCAACCGCCGCGGCTACCAAGAGATTTACAGCCGCATAGGCCGCAAGTTCGTGAAGCTGCAAGTGGTGAACGACGAAGACATCGCGGCGGTATGCAGAGCCAACGGCGTGACCAGCGCGGCCGACATAGGCGCGATAATCAAGGACGTGGACTGCGACCTGCGCCGCGTGAAACGCGCCTGCTGGACTATCAAGAAAGGGGGCAGGGCATGAACGGCGCGGACTTCACGAAACGCCAGCGCATCACCCTCGGCATGAAGACCAAGGAGGCGAGCAAGGCGATGGACGAATGGCTCTACCGACAGGCACCCTGCGACATGAGGGTGCGCAGAGCCAAGACCAAGGGCATGGTGGCGGTGACAATAGAGACCGACCCCAAGGACAAAGACGGCGCGGGGCTTATCTGGGCATCATGGTGCGTGCAGAACCTCGACGGCGTGAAAGTGGACATCAAAGACATATAAACGGCGTATGGCAAGGGCGATAAGTAACAAGAACGTATTACAGGCAAAGTTTGACGTGGCCGACTTCGACGGGGCTTTCCTCGCCAGCTTCGGACGGCCGGAGCTTCGTGGCGAATGGCTGATATACGGCGGCTCGGGCTGCGGCAAGACCACGTTTGTGATGCAGCTTTGCAAGTATCTGACCCGCTTTCGCCGTGTGGCCTACAACTCGCTGGAGCAAGGTCTTTCGCTCTCTCTGCAAAAGGCATGGGAGCGCGTGGGCATGGAAGAAGTGGGCACGCGCATCATCCTGCTGGACAAAGAGAGCCTGAAAGACCTCACGGCGAGACTAAAGAAGAAGCAAAGCCCCGACATCATCGTAATAGACTCGGTGCATTACTGGCTTGGCTTCAAAATGAGCGACTACATGAAGCTGCGGCAACAGTTCCCCGACAAGCTGTTCATCTTTGTGGCGCATGAGCGCAAGGGCGAGCCGAAAGGCAGCTTGGCGCAAAACCTGCGCTACGACGCTGACATCAAAATAAGGGTGGAGGGCTACAAGGCATTCACGACCACCCGCTACGAAGTAGCAGAACGGCATGAGGGCGGCGCAGACTTCACCATCTGGGAGAAAGGCGCGGCGGAATACTGGGCAAACATCACAACGAAATAAAAAAAGACTATGGCAAGGGAAAACAAGACAATGGACGAAATACACAGGGGGTTGCTGAAAAAATACCACACCCTCTGCTCGGTGCTCGGACTGAGCGCGGAGGAAAAGAGAGCGATCGCGGAGAGCTACGGCGTGGAGAGCAGCAGGGACATAGACACCCACGACCTCGTGAACATCTGCGCGAAGCTCTCGGAACAGGCCAACCAGAAGACGGGCACGGGCGACATGGACAAACTGCGCAAGCGTGTCATGGCTTCGATAGGCCAGTACCTGAGAAAGAGCGGGCGCAAGAGCAACGCCAGCGTGATAAAGGCGATAGCGTGCAGGGCTACGGCTCACGACGACTTCAACAAGATACCGCGCGAGAGGCTGCGCAACCTCATCGCCCTGTTTAACAACAAGGTGAAAGACAGTGAGGCGGTGGACAAACTGACGGCGGCGGAAGACGTATTAAACAATATGGCGAAGCTGTACGGCGTAATGCCGAAAGGCCAAGCCTAAAATAAAGATAATGGCTTATGTGGTTGAATGAAAGTAACAGAATGAAGCATTTCGCGTATGCGATACCGTGCGGCTTTGTAGGCACGGAGCTGTTTGTGCTGGGCTTGGCGGTCGGCATGGAGTTCAAGGACAGAATGTACGGCGGGCGGTTCGACTGGCTCGACATCGCCGCCACGGTGCTGGGCGGCATCGTGGGGCAGCTGCTGCAAGTGGCGTTAATCATCTTATTGTATAACATCTAAAACAAGCAACGGAATGAAAAAGTATTTCAAGGGTTTGGGCATCGCGCTGGTATATGCGCCGTTTGCCATTATTGGCGTTATCGTCATCGCCACGGGCATGATATTCAAGGCGGCGGGTTACGCGCTGTTTGGCGACTTCCAGCACGCCACGGACGAAATAAGACAAGTAAAGCTGCTATAAACAGCATTAAATAACCATTTAAACAGTATTAAAACAATGGAAACAAAGGACAAAGTAAAGGTCGAAATGACCAAGGAACAGGCCGAAGCGTTCGCAGCGTTTCAGGCACAGCAGAAGAAAGAGGCAGAGGCGAAGCAGCGCAAGGAAGACCGCGAGACCTATGCCAAGATCGTGGACGAGGAAATAGCGGCGGCCATACCAGAGCTGCGCGCCCTGAGCGACCGCATCAAGGCGGTAAAAGCCAAGGTGTACGGCAGCTTCGCGCAGGTGCTCGACATGAAAGCCAACGTGCTGCGCATCACCAAGGACACACAGCGCACGCACACCTTCACCCACTCGAACGGCAAAATGCGCCTGACGCTGGGCTGCAACTGTATAGACGGCTACCGCGACACGGTGGAGGACGGCATCGCCATGGTGAAGGACTACATACAGAGCCTCGCCACCGACGAGAAGACACAGACCCTCGTAAAGGCCATTATGCGACTGCTGAGCCGCGACGGCATGGGCAACCTAAAGGCGAGCCGCGTGTTGCAGCTCAGAAAGATGGCCGACGAGAGCAAGGACGACAAGTTCAAGGAGGGTGTGCAGATAATCGAGGAGGCATACCAGCCGACCATGACCCGCCAGTTTATCCGCGCTGAGTGGAAAGACGAGAAGGGACAGTGGCACATCATACCGTTGAGCGTGACCGACGCGGACACCGACGAAGAAAAAGCGGAGGAAGAAGCAAAAAAAGATTAAGCGTGCCGCCTGTGCATTTCCCCGAAAAGAATACCACAAGACAACACGCCCCGAATTTTGTTAATAAAGCGGTTGCAAAAATAACAAATTTTTTCGGGAAATGTGCAGAAATCACCATAAATCTACCATTGAGCGCATAAAAAAAGTGCGTGCGATAGTAAATCGCTATTATGAGAGTGGCAATAATAGCAGATGTTACAAGGCAGTGTGGCGGCGATATGTGAACCCGCTCTATCCTATGAGCTACCGGACGTTCCTTAGCTATCTGGACATTCCTACACCACCACCCGACAACCCCACACCACTGGAAAAGTCGCTTTTTGACTTTTGGGACGATATGCCAGTTTATCAATCTTGAAAAATTAAGGCTGCATCGAAATGGTGCAGCCTTTTTTTGTCTTCATCAGACGCGGTCGATAATGTCCATGTCGGTGAGCGGCACGGCTCTGCATGGTCGCTTTGCGGTGGCATCCACGGCGTGGGTCTGCCACCTCTCTATGTTTTCCATGAGCTCGCCGTGGTTGTGGTTTGTCGCGCTGGCGGTGAGCATGAAGCAGCCGAAGCCGTCGCCGCTCAGTCCCTGCATGGCGGCGTTCACGCGGTCGATAAGGTCGAAATACTGGATGGCTATGTCTATGCGCTTGTCGGCCGCGCCAGCGGTGTAAGCCTGCCAGCGCGTGACGACATGGAGGCGCACGGGAATGTCGGCATCCCTCTGCCAGTTGCTGAGCTGGTGAACCTCGTACTGCTCGAACTCAATGAAGACGGCGGGCAAAGGCCACGGCACTGAGGTGGAGACCTCGACGATGTGCTCGTTCCAAAGGTCGATAAACTTAACGTCTGGGCACCGCTCGGCGATACGCTGGGCGATAGCCTTAAAAATCTGCTTTCTCATTTCTTCTTAATTCTACTGCTTATAAAGTTGGACATACTGAGGCTGAACGCTTGGAGGTTGTCGTCGATCACGTCCTTAATGAGCTGCTGGGTCTCTTTGCCGTCGCCTATGAACTGACGCTGCGGCATATTGAACCGCCGCTGGTGGGACTTGACCTGATAGCGTTTCCCCTTTTTGCTTGTGCGATAATGCGCCTTAACGGTGAGGGTGCCCTTTCCGCCCTCGTTGTGGATCGTGGTGTAAGGGAGTGAGGAAGAAAAGCGCACGCCGTGGCCTACGACCTCGCTTTTGATGCTTCGCCTCATCGCGCCCGTGACCACAAGGAGAGAGCCGAGGGCTTTCTTATCCTTTCGGGGCTTCCACGCATCCGTGAAGAACGCCTTGCGCTGGAAGTTCTTGTCGAACTCATCGGTAAGCTCTACGCGCATATCCTTTAAAATGTCGGCTTCGAGCTTCTGGCCGTCGATAATATCAGACATTTTGCTAAATTATTGTTAATAAATATACTACTTTACAGAAAATCGACGTATCTTTGCGGACATGAAACAGATAACAATACCAAAGGAAGTAAAGCAGGAGGCTCAGTACCTCATTGACCGCTACGGCGACCGTCTTAAATATCTCGGCGACGTGGACGGCCAAAAGGCGTGGCTTTTTGTGTACCCTGAGGAGGTGACGAATGGCTATCCGTTTCTTTATTTGTTCAAAGACGGCAAAGCTGTGGAGATAACAGGTTCGTCCGTTTTTGATTTTGCAGAGCTATACGTCGAAAATCTCGACGAAATCGGTATTGAATAGCTTATTGTCTATTCGCATGATACCGCGACAATCATGTTGTATTTTTCCGCCCTGTTTGGCCAAATTCTTTATATCATCCCATTCACGCCCCGAACCCTCGGAGTTATCATGCTGTGGCTCTATATATTTAAGCGTACCATCTTTAAAACGTTGTAAAATAGTCATGTGCCCGCTGCGCGCGCCCCATCCTATAGAGAGACCATAAACGCCCTCCTCCTTGCACGTTTCATCAAAGAACTGCAACCACCGCTTTTCTGTCATTTGTTTGCCATTCTTGGCGGCGAGCCAGTCGTTCACCTTTGTGTATTTTGCAGGTGTCCCGTCTGGGTTTTTCCAAACTTCCCAACAGTTATACCCACGACTTAAATATTCAAGTTTGGAACCTGTTGTGTTACCTTTGGCCGTTACGTTTATACCCATAAGGCGAAGCATATAGGCAGGGGCACAAGTTTGGCAGTTTATTTCGTAAGGTCTGTCCTTTGCTTTGTTATATTTCGTGTTCAGTCTGTACCGGTTGCCCTTTTTATCCACATACGCCCCTTTAGGGTCTAATATGAATTTTTCCACATGGTGAGGGTTTGCGTGCTGTTTGTCCGCTTGCTCTACGCTCATAGGCTTGCCAACTTTCACGCCTAACTTTTCGGCAATCTCGTAATTATTCAGAGCCTTTGCGTCTTTCTCTGCATCCGTCAAATTATCGGGTAGCTGTGCGCGAAGCTCTGCCACTCGCTTATTTTTCTTTTGTTCCGCCGTGAGCTGCTTTATAACTTTCTTTGCCGCCGCTGGTGCTTTGTAATACGGGTGCTTAGGCGGGAAAAGCTGCATTTCCGTGCCCGCGTTATAGCGGAACATACGCTGCTTTAGCGTGTCGGTGGCTTCATCGCCCAACTTCATAGCCTCTTTCGGGTCGCTCGGCTGGTACTTGGAGCGTCTGACCTGCACCGCTTGGCACCTGCACCCCCAACCATTTGGCGGGTAATACTTCGACCAGAACGGGTCGTCGGCTGGCAGCGTAATGCCGTCGAGCGCGGCATGGTCGGGACGCACGCGGGAGTCCTGCGCCGTGCGGTACTGGAGGAAATAACGGTCTGTGTCCTTGGAGAGGTCTGCCCACTTTACCGCCATGAGCGAAGAACCGAGGGCGTGCTTATACTCGGCGTTTAGCCAGTTCACGTTGTAGTTCTGGTTAATCTGCTGCACGTCTTTGCGGAAGTCGTCGAACGGCTTCACGTTTCCCTTGTCGTCGAGCATGGACAGCCCCACCTCGCGGAGGGCGTGGAACGTCTTAAAGCCAGAGAAAATAAAGCCGTTGTTTTCGAGCGCGTAACGGAGAGTTTCGGGCACGTCGTGGGGTATGGACGTTTCGACCGCGCGGTTGATTATCTGCGTGGTCGCGTCGATCACCTTTCTGGCGCGCGGGTCGGTGAGCTGTGAGGCATCGAAGCCGCCCGCGTCGTACACCATTTTTGCGGCATCGTCGAAGACGGCGGGGTCGAACGTCGGCACGTCGCCGTCCTCGCCCTTGGCCAGCTGGAGGGTGTCGCCCTCATAGTAGAGCTGGAGCAAAGCAGAGTGAAACGCCCCGTAAGAGCTGCGCAGGTCTGCGGCCTGCGCGGGGCTTACTGGAAAAAAGAGTTAAGCGCGTCGGGCTGTGTCTTCGCCTCGCGCTCGCCAGTGATACCGACGTTGTATTTGTCGATGAAATACTGAGGATCAATCTTATAGTATTCGAGCAAAACGCGCTCTATCTCTCTTTGCTCGGACGGCGTGAAGCTGGCCGCGTCGTCCCACTCATAGCGCAAGCCAGCGACAGGAAAGCCGTGCATGAGCATGAACGGCAGCAGCTTGTCGTTGATGTTGTACGCCAGCATGGTTTTGTCGTCCTCGACCACATTCTCGAAAACTTCGAGGTGGGTTTCAGACTGTGAGAGGCTGCTTCCGCTGTCTATGGTCATGGTCTGGTTAAGAATGCCCTTTGACATCTCGGAGTTACAGCGGTCTATACGCTTGTCGAAGACGTTGTAAGCATCGCCGCGGCTGCTTTCTTTAATCTCTATGTCGGTGCCATCAGGGAACAAACCCCAAAAGGCGGAGCCCATGTTTTCGAGCGCGTCTTCTATCTTCTTTCGCTCGCCCTCGTCGGTGGTGGTGGCCTTGGCTATACGCATAGGCGCGCCGAATATCTCGCCGAACATATCCCAAAAGCCCAACATATTGCGCTTACTGATACACTGGGGCGAACAGGCAAGCAGAAGACCGAGGTCGGTCTTACTGCCAGCCTCTAAACACCACTGAGAGAACTCGCCATCGCGGTAAGGAATGCCGCTGTGCCAGTCTTCACCCACCGTTCTGAGGAGGACGCCATGCTCAGGACAAACGTGTTTGCGCGGTACCAGTTCCACGTCCTCGAAGCGCATATCGTATCCCGTGCCCACAATGTCGCCGAACTGAATGAGGGAATGTCCCCAATAACGTGAGGACAAAACGTGTGTGCAATAGTCGTCGAACCACTCCTTGCGCAGCAGGTCGGTGGCCTTTTCGTCTTCCTTTCCGTCCTTGCCCACAAGTCGGTATTTGTTGCGCTTTACCATGCCCACGCGCTGGGAGATACAGCCCTGCAAATGCAGGTCTATGAGGTTGTCGGTGTAGATGTCGTAGAGTAAACAACGCTGCGGGTTATCCACGTTAATGGCCGCCTGCCATGCCTGACGCCACATACCCACGTCCTTTTTGGTGAGCGCGTCGGTCTGCTGGAGCAACTGGGCTGTGAGCTTCATGCCCTGCTTTGAGCGCGCGAACTTAGCCAGCCGCTGCATATCATAGCGGCTATACACCTGCTCGCCCGTGACGGCGGCGTAGGCTGTTTTAAGTCTGTTTAAAATATCCATAACTATGATGCTGTTTAATAAAGTGTTTAACGCCGTTTAATAAGCCGTGAAAAGCCCATTAAACGGCGTTTAATCTGTTTACTACCATGTGGGGCGCGTCTTCTTCTGACTTCCCCACTTTACTGGGTTTGCCGCGTCGGTGTCGCCGTCCTCGCTCACGTATGTGGGGAAGTTGGGCGAAGCCTTGGAGGCTTGCACGTCACGCAGCCATTTGATGCTCTCGTTGTAAAGGCTCTCACGCCGTTCTATGCCCATGTTTTGAGGCAGGCGGTGAACCATGAGCCACAGGGCAATATTGACACAGCACTGCACCAGCTGGGGGTTGCGGTCTTCGCCCGTCTGGCGAAAGGCGCGCGCCATGTCGTAGCGTCCGCGGGTGTAGCTGCTTATTTGTTCCTGTGCCGCACGCTCGGCGGTGAGGCGGAGGTCGGTGTTGGCCTGCAACGTCTCGAACTCGAAGTCGTCGCATACCGCCTTGTAGTCGTCATCGTTTAGAAACATCGCGCTTTCTGAAATTAAGGAAACAACGGCGGCAATCACTCTTAGGCAGCGGCTGGGGAACAGCCTCGAACATGGCAATGCTTCGCGCCTTTTCGGCCGTGAAACCCTTGCCAAAGCGGTGCTGGCGTATGAGCTTCTTAACGCCCTGCATGGAAATCACGCGGGGACGGCCACCCCAAACAAGAACCAAGAACTTACGGCGGTGCAGGTTTGCATCGCGCTGAGCCTTACGAATGGCTCGACGTGCCCTAAAGTCGAAGACCACGGCACGAAAGAAATGCTTTAACTTTTTCATGTTTTTACCACGTTATGTTTTTAGCCGACCGACGTTTACCGAAAGACGGCGTGAATTTGGAAATACTCGAATGCTTTTGCAGCAGAAAAATGGCTCCCTCGTCGGCATCGGGCGCATCATCGTGGCCGCGCATACCCTTTTGGAAAGCCAGCGTGAAGTCGACGGCGCGCACCATGTCGGGGTCGTCCTTTTGCTGCTCATCGTAGAAGACGAAGCCACGCTCCCAAAGCGGCGCGACTGCCTCGATACGCTGGAACTTGTCGGGCTTCTTTCGCTTGTCGCCCAATATGGGCAGCTGGTAGCCCCGAAGCTGTCCCTCAGTCTCGAAGTCCTCAAGCTGTTTGTCCTGCATGAAGTTGGCCTCCATGTAGAACTTAATGGCTATGCCCTGCTGCTGTGCCCACTCGTAGAGGTCGTAACACCAGCGCACCATCTCGCTGAGGGTGGTCTGGCGGACAAAGGCACGCAAATGCCAGAGCCGCGTTTGCTTGTCCTTTCCCCACAGCTTCGCCGCCTTGTAGTCGTTCTTTGCGGTGGACTTCCAAGCGGGGTCGATATACAGCACTATTTCGGTGAAGTCGCGCCACGCTGGACGCTTCGCCCATCTTATCCAATCCTGACGGAAGACGGCACCCTCGACGATCGGGTTGTTCATGTACTCTTTTTGAAAAGAGCGGTACCCCTCGAAATCCTCGATCGCCTGCACCTCGGCGCGCGTCCACTTCGCCGCCCATGACACGCGCCCGTTCTTGTCCAAAATATCGACCTGCGACACCTTTACGGACTTAATGGCGCAAATGTTTGCCAGTACCGACGTTTTGGAGATAAGGTTGCCCACCATGATGAAGCGGCCGCGGCCACCGTCCAAGGCACCGAACAGAGCCTCCTTCACCCAATCGGTGAGGCGCGAGACGCGGGCGGGGTTCTCGCAAAGCTCGTCGTCGTCCAAGTCGTCTATGACTATGTAGTCGGGACGGTGGGAACGATAGCGGAGACCACGCGGCGACTGTCCACGGCCACGGGCGAAAAAGGCTGTGCCGTCCTTTGTGACGAAAGACCCCTCCTCCCATGTGCCGTTGTTGTACTGCTCGCCGAAGTCGGCGGCGTAACGCTTGTTGTACTGGAGCTCGGCCTGCAAGTCGGCCAGCAGCGTGTTTGCGTTGTCCTGAGACTTGCCCACCAGCACCATGACCCAAAACTGGCGGAGCGAAGCCCCGCCGTATATCTGCGCCTTTAGCCACATCGGGATAAATATGTCCAAGTGTGTGGACTTCGCCGCGCCACGGTGCCACTTATAGACCGCCTTTATATTTTTGTCGCAAATGATTTGCTTCGCGGCTTTGAGGTGGAACGGCGCGCACGGCGTTTGCTTGCCCGTCTGCGGGTTCGTGGTGTAGTGTGGGAAGTAATAGTCGACAAACGCGCCATAGTCGGAAAGCAGGCGTTTAATGCGCTGCTTCTTCTGCGCATCTGTCTCGTGGGTGTTCACGGTGGTGGCCTCTTGCACGTCCTCACAGTGAGCCTTCCACAGTTCCAACGCCTCTTTGGGCGTAAGTTTGTCGTACTTTGGCATTTTTACTTATTGATAAGTTTGTTTTGCATCAGATAATTAATGTACTGGTTGTGATACTTGTTAATGGTCTTCAAAAGCTCAGGCGTAATATCCTCGTCGAACTCGGCCTGAAACTGCAACCACTTGGAGAAAGCCATGAACACCTCGATAACGTCCACGATGCTGGTGTGCTTGTCGAGCTTTTCGATAGTGGCGGCGAACTTGGCCAGCTTGTCGCCCAAGCCGTTGGCCGCGTCTGGGTCGTCGCTGTCATTAACGGTCTCTATCATCTTGTCGACCGTGCGCAATAGCTTATTAACAAGTTCGGGGCGTGTTATGTTTTGCGCTGCTCGTTGCTCTACCCATCCGCCGACGTTCACCCACTTTGTAATGGTCTGGGCTGACACGCCCACTTTCTCGGCTATTACTTTCTGCTGTTCGCCCTGCATATAGAGGAGGCGGGCGTAGTCCTTTTTATCCTCAAGTTCTTTCTTTGTAATCATTCATAATTTAAACGCTTTTATGTTACTACTAAAACAAACGCCGACGCATCGCACAGCGGCAGGCATCGGCGTAATACGAGTGCAAAAGTCCCCATTTTTCGGCGAAAATAAAAAAAGAGTGTCAAACTTCGACACTCTTTTTTTGTAGCTCAGGAAAAGTCGCGACCTTTGCGGTCGTGTTTCATCGCGGTGTAGAGCAACGGCAGCTCGCTTGGCTCATTCCCAAGAGGTTGCAGGTTCGAGTCCTGCCACCGCAACGGTTAGGTTTTAGTTTTTAGTCATAATTTACGATTTTTGAGTTTAAGGTTATTAGATTTATTAGGGTAACGAAACACCATCGGAACGGTGGCCAGCTGTGAAGCCCGCCACCTTTTAAGTAGAACTTTTAAATTAAAAACAAGGATATGAAAGAAGTAGTTATTAACACCAGTGGACTGAACTGTTACGGCAGCCGCGTGCTGACGGCAGGACTGGACACGACGCAATATTGCAGGAACCCCGTGCTTCTTTGGATGCACCGCCGTGGCGGCGAGAATATGCCCATCGGCAAAATGGAGAACCTGCGAGTGGACGGCGACCGCCTGATAGGCACGCCCAAGTTTGACGAAAAGGACGAGTTTGCCAAGAAGATAGCGAGCAAATGGGAGGACGGCTACCTCAATATGTGCTCGGCAGGCATCGAAATACTTGAGTACAGCGTGGAGCCTAAAGACCTTTTGCAGGGACAGACCCGCGCTACCGCCACATCGTCGAAGCTGGTGGAGGTCAGCATCGTGGACATAGGGGCGAACGACGAAGCCCTGAAGCTGTACGGCGGCGGCAAGCTGCTGGAGCTGGCGGCTGGTCAGGACTGCGACCTCTTGCCACTTGTGAAGCTCTCGAAAGAAGAAACGCCGAAGCCTGAGCCAGAGGCGGAGGCACAGTCAAACGATAACATTAACACATTCAACATGAAGAAAGAGACATTTTTGCTCCTCGGCTTGCCTGAGACCGCGACCGAGGAACAGGTACACGCCGCCATTAAGGCCATGAAGTCAAAGGCGGACAACGCGGAGACGCTGACCCTCGCCGCCATCACGGCGCAGGTGGAGAACGCCATCAAGGAACACCGCATCACAGCCGACAAAAAGGATATGTTTATCAATCTCGGCAAGACATCGGGCGCGGAGACCCTGCGCCAGACTTTGGAGCTTATGCAGCCCGTGCGCAAGCCTAACGACGTGATCGACACCAGCAAGGACGCGCCACAGGGAGGCCAGCACGAACAGGCCACCTTTGCCAAGCTCTCGGAGGTGCCAGCCGACCAAATCGGCAAAATGCGCAAGGAGAACCCAAAGGAGTATATGCGCCTTTACAAGGCAGAGTACGGCATCGACTGCCCGAAGCTCGACGACTAAGGGGCGCGTTAAACGACTATTTAAACGGCATTAAACACCAATTAAAACAGATAACAAAACGAATGAAACGATTTAAGAAAGTATTGAGTTTTTGCATCATGCTTTTGCTGGCCGCGCTCAGCTTCGCGGCAAAGGTGGCTATCAACGGAGCCATCGGCGCGGGCATCGCCTATATGTTGGGCGGCGAGCCTTTGGCGGGTGCAGTAGTGGCGAACTTGGTAGCCCTTTTCCTCTTGCCTTTCCTGCCCAAGGCGGTGGCGCGCGCTGGCGTGCTCACTGAGTTGTGGACGGGCGAAATGATTAAGGCGTTCCGCACACCGCCCGCAGCGGTGGGCTGGTATGACCGTGTACGCTCATACGACCAGTATGTGAACAACGACGTAATCCACTTCACTGAGCTTGGCGGAGACCCTACGGTGCTGGTGAACAACAAGACCTACCCGCTCAATATCACCAAGCTGGACGACGCGGACAAGCCCGTTTCTCTCGACCGCTTCGACACAGAGGCCACACCAGTGACCGACGACGAACTGCACGCCGTAAGCTACGACAAAATGGGCAGCGTGCTGGAGCGTCACCGCGAAGCCCTAAAGGAGACCACATGGCAAAAGGCAATCCATGCCTATGCGCCTGACGGCCACAAGGCGGGCAAGACGCCAGTCCTCGCCACTACGGGCGAAACCGTGGACGGCCGCAAGAAGTTCACCGTCGCCGACCTCGTGAACTTGAAACGCGAGTGCGATAAGATGAAAATGCCACAGGACGGCCGCGTGCTCGTTCTTTGCCCTGACCACAGCAACGACTTGCTGGAGACATCGAAGAACTACGCGGAGCACTACAACATCAACGACACGGAGGGCAAAATTCCCCGCCTGTACGGCTTCGACATCTACGAATACAACGGTTGTCCTTACTTCAACCAGACAACGCTCAACAAAATTGCGTTTGGAAAGGCGGCAGGGGCAACGGACGCGCAGGCATCGGTCGCTTTCCATGTGGGCAGCATGATGAAAGCGAACGGCTCGGTGCAGTTCTACCATCAGGACGCTGTGACCGATCCGCTCTACCACCGCAACCTCGTAAACTTCCGCAAATGGAACTTAGCCCTACCGCTCAAGGATAACTGCACACGCGCAGCCGTCGTGAGCGCAAAGGCATCTTAACAATATAACCCGCTAAAGAATGGCAAAGCTAAAATATTTGGTCATTCACTGCACAGCCACAAAGGCAGGCCGTGAGGTGACGGCGGCGGAAATACGCCGCTGGCATACCTCGCCGCCGCCTGTGGGTCGCGGGTGGAAGCAGGTGGGATATACCGACCTTTTCCACTTGGACGGCAGTGTGGAGCGGCTGGGGAGGAACAACGAAGACGACAACGTGGACAGCTGGGAGATAACCAACGGGGCGGCAGGCTTCAACAGCGTAAGCCGACACGTCGTCTATGCCGGAGGCTTGGCAGCCGACGGCAAGACCCCGCAGGACACCCGCACGGCGGCGCAGAAAGAAGCCCTCAGAAAATACGTGCTGGACTTCCATGAGCGACACCCGCAAGTAATGATCGTTGGCCATCACCAACTAAACAAGGCCAAGGCGTGCCCGTCGTTCGACGTACCCGCGTGGCTTGAAAGCATAGGTATCAAACAATAATTAAAATGAATGAGCAGCGAAATAATAACCCTCATCGTGTCTTCACTGACGGCGACAATTAGCGCACCGCTGGGCGCGTGGCTCGGCGCGAAGCTGCAAAGCCAGAAGTACAAGACGGAAATCGACAGCCTGCGGGCGGAGGTACAGAAAAAACTCGCTGGCGTGAAAGACAGTGAACTGGAGAACGTGCGCAAGGCAAACGACATCTTGGTCGAGGGTATTGTAACGCCGCTTAAAAAGGAAATAAACAGTTTACGCCGTGACGTGGATAAATTCAGAAAAGCAGTGGAGAAAATACCTTCCTGCGCTCACGCTGACAATTGCCCTGTGTCTCGCCAGCTGCAAAAGCTCGAAGACCGCGACAACGGAGCAGACAACGACGACGCAGGAAAATAACGACTACCAGCAAAGGCTCGACAGCATGGTGAGGGTGGAGATAGGCAAGACGCTCACCCACCTGCATGAGCAGAACAGCCAGAGCGAAACGGACGTTATCATCTTCGACACCACACAGCCCGCCGACAGTTCGACGGGTCTGCCACCAGTGAAGGCAGCCGTGAAGCACCGCAAGAGCGTGCAGAGCAAGGACAGCACCGCACAGCGAAGCAGCGAGCAGGCCGCCACCAACGTGCAGAGGCAGACGCAGGACAAAGGCAAGAGACTGGCAGACACGAACAGCAAGACAAAGGAAAAGACAACACAGCCCGCACACACGATTTTCAATTCATGGCTCTGCGGGCTACTGTGCGTCCTGCTGGTCTGGGGCTTCATCAAGTACAAACGTAAAAACAAAAAATAATACAATGGCAACAAGTTTAACAATCGTGCGCCAGAATGGCAACGTGGCCAAGTCGCTGGACGGCCAAGACCACGTGAGCGGCTTCATCGCCTACCTTTTGCAGGGCGACATACCCGCCGCCTTCGCAAACGGCCAAGTGCAGGCCGTAAGCACCATCGACAAGGCCGAAGAGCTGGGCATCACGGCCGACTCGGACAAATGGAGCGTCAAGATGCTGCATTACCAGCTTGAGGAGATATTCCGCATCAACGACGGCATAAGCCTCTTTGTGGGTCTTTTCTCGAAGCCTGAGCAAATGACCTTCGCTGAGGTGGCGACCGTGCAGAACTACGCGGAGGGTGCCATCAGGCAAATGGCCATCTGGAACGGCGACACGGAAGTGACCGCCGACAACATCGCCAAGCTGGAGGCAGCCGCCGACGCTCTCGACAAGCAGAACGCGCCTCTCTCGGTGCTCTACGCGCCAAAGGTGAAAAGCTACAAGTTGCTTCCAACCGACCTCGCCGCAAGCTCTGAGCGCGTAAGCGTGGTTATCGCACAGGCTGGCAGCGGAACGGGCGCGGAACTCTACGCGGACAAAGGAAACGGCACCAAGGCCTCCGTGTCGGCCATCGGCGTGGCACTCGGCACGCTCTCAAAGGCGGCTGTGCATGAGTGCATCGCGTGGGTAAAGAACTTCCCGTCTGGCATCAGTGTGCCAGCTCTGGGCGACGGCAAGCTCATCAGGAACATAGACAAGGCGGAGCTGGAAAAGCTCGACAAAGCCCGTTACCTGTTCCTCAACACCGTGGTGGGCGTGGCTGGCAGCTACTGGAACGACAGCCACACCATGGACAGCGCGACCAGCGACTACGCCGCCATAGAGAGCGTGCGAACCATGGACAAGGCCGTCCGCGGAATACGCACCTACCTCACGCCTGAGCTGGGCGGAAACGTCTATATAGACCCCGACACGGGCAAGCTGCAATCCTACACCGTAAGCCACCTCGAAACGACGGCAAACATACCGCTGGAGGAAATGGAAAAGGCGGGAGAGCTGAGCGGCTACAAGGCGGAGATAGACCCCGAGCAGGACGTGCTCAGCACAAGCACCATCGAGGTGGTAATCAAGAACGTGCCCGTGGGCGTGGTTAGAAAGTTCAAGGTTAAAATCGGTTTTGTCAAATCCTTAGAGTAACAGCAGAATGAAAATACAGATTAAGAACGGCGTGCCTTACGTGAACGGTGAGGTCGTGGGCTGGGCGGACATCGTTGTTTCCCTCGCGGGCGTGCCCGTGACTGGCATCACTGGCGTGGAATATGAGGACGACCAAGAAGTGAACGCCGTGTACGGCGCAGGCCGTTACCCCGTCGGCTACGGAAAGGGGCGCATCACGTGCAAAGGCAAAATTACCCTTTTGCAGGAGGAGGTCGTTTCCATACAGCGGCAGGCACCAAGCGGACGCTTGCAGGACATCGCGCCTTTTAACATCACCGTGAGCTACTTGCCCGCAAACGGCATGATCGTGACCGACAAGCTACGCAACTGCCTTTTCTCGAAGAACTCGCGCAGCTGGAAAGAGGGAGACACCAAGCAGGAAATCGACCTCGACCTCATCATGTCGCATATAGAGTGGCACAACAAATAAACATTTAAACAACAATAAACAGGTATTTAAACAGTATTTAGGCTATGGCAAAGATACAGGAACAAAAAGTATATGACGGCGGTGTTACCGCTGAGCAGGTGAAAATATGGAAAGGGCAGCACCGCAAGGTCGCCCGCATCGAGGTGGAAGACGGCGACGAAAAGCACGTCGGCTATTTCAAGCGTCCAAGCATGGAGACCATGGCGGCCAGCACCAAGGTGGCGAAGACCGACGAAGTAAAGGCGGGCGGCATCTTGTTCGACGGCTGCTGGCTCGGCGGCAGCGAGTTTATGCGCACCGACCCTGTTTTGTTCGTACCGACAATGGCACAGCTAAACAACATCATGCTCGGCGCGTCCGCCAGCCTAAAAAACGCATAACGTCGCACCTGCTTCGGGTGGACGTGGAAGACGGAGAGGAAGACAAGGACGGGTTCGTGAAAGCCTGTGCGCTCATTCGTTCCAACTTGCACATCGACCCGACGGCGGGCAGCGACGACGACTTCGCGCAATGGTACGCCGAGGCTTTGTGGCTGGAAGAAATAAGGCTGAAAAATCAAGCTGAGGTGTTAGCGCGCGTTTTGTCCGCTTTGTTCGGCGAGCGCAAATCCATGTAAATGGCATGGCAGAAAGTGGCGAGCAGATAGAACGGCATGACAAGGAGACCGACGCCAACGAGCACCGTTACCACCTTAGCCAAAAATAAAAATACCGTCTCTATCATAATTTTGCCGTTATATTTAACACGGCTGCAAATATAACAAAATAAATTGAACTATGCAAGTTTTTAATTACAATTTTAACATAAACGGGAATTTTTCTCAGTCCATTACCCAAATGGCACAGCAGACCGACGCTTTCACGCAAAAGGCGCAGGGTGCCTGCGCGTGGTGTGAGAAATGGGCTGGAAGACTTGCAAAGCTCAATTTGGCATCGGACTACGTGCAGCAGCTCTCTGCCACATTCCGCAACTTCGGGCAGGCAAACGTAGAGCTCGACAGTCAGATGCACGACCTTTCGGCTGTGGCTGGTGTCACTGGCGAGGGTCTTAAAACGATAGAGAGCTACGCCCGCGAGAGCGCGAAGACGTTCGGGTCGGACGCAGGCACGGCCGTGCAGGGCTACAAGCTGCTTCTCTCTCAGCTCACGCCAGAGCTGGGCAAATGCCCGCAAGCCCTCAAAGCCATGGGCGACGCTATACAGACGACCAGCAAGCTAATGGGAGGTGACGGCACGGCAGCGGCTGAGGTTCTGACCACCGCCATGAACCAGTACGGCGTAAGTCTCGCCGACCCTATGGAGGCCAGCCGCAAAATGGCTGAGATGATGAACACAATGGCAGCGGCCGGACAGGCAGGAAGCGCGGAGCTACCAGCCATCAAGGCGGCCTTGGAGCAATGCGGTATGGCGGCAAAGGCCGCAAACGTGAGCTTTGAGGAAACGAACGCCGCCATTCAGGTGCTCGACAAGGCGGGCAAGAAAGGCAGCGAGGGCGGCGTGGCTTTGCGTAACACGTTGTCGATACTATCGCAGGGGCGTTTCTTGCCAAAGGACACACGCGAGGAACTGGAGAAAGCGGGCATCGACGTTATAGCACTGGGCGACAAAAGCAAGAGCCTGAAAGAACGACTCGAGATGCTGAAGCCCATACTTAGCGACTCGGCACTTTTCAGTAAACTTTTCGGCATGGAGAACGCCAACGCCGCCCGCGCGCTTGTGCAGGGCACCGACTCGCTGGCGCACTTCACTGAAGCTGTGACTGGGACAAACAGCGCGGTGGAACAGGCGGGCGTTATCATGGAGAGCGCGGCTGAGAAAAAGGCGCGCTTCCGTCAAAAGATAGAGGATCTAAAGATAAGCTTCGCACAACTCACGGGTGGCGTGTCTTCTTACATCGGCATCATGGCAGGAATGCTCGTCCCCGTGTCTCAGCTCATGCCCCTTATACTTGGAGCAGGCAAGGCCATCAAGTTTGTGGTAACGCTGAACTATACATCCTATCTCGGACGCATCGCCACCATGGCACGCTCGGCGGCGGTGAGCATCGCGCTCATGGGCAGCCAGACGGCCATCACAAACGGCATTTCTCTGGGCTTCGTCGGAAACGTGGGGCGCGCCACCCTCTCGCTGCTTCGCTTCGCCACCGCTGGCATCTGGTCTGGCATCAAGGCGTTGGGCGCGTTCCTGCTCTCTCTCGTCACCACTGGCGGCGCGTCCGCCACGTTCGCGGGCATCGCGTCGGTGAGCTTCGGGGCTTTCAAGCTCTCGGCAGTCTCGGCGTGCAGGGCTGTGAGCATCGCCATAATGAACATCCCGATTATCGGCTGGATAGCGGCGGCCATCGCCGCGCTCATCGCCGTGGGCGTTTACTTCTGGAACACGTCGGTGAAGTTCCGCGCGGTGCTGAAGGGACTGTGGGCGGCGTTCAAAGCCGTGTTTGTCGGCATCGGACAGCTTGCAAAGCAAACCTTCGGGGCGATAGGCGACCTCATAAAGGCAGCCTTTAAGCTGGACGCTGGGGGCATCACGGCGGCACTTAACAAGCTCAAGGGAGCATACAGCAGCTACGGCAAGGAGGTGGGCAAGGCGTTCAACGACGCTTACACCGCCGAAATGAAAGCGGGAGAAAAGGAGAACGCCAAGAAGACGGCCAAGAGGCAGGGCAAGCAGGCGGCGACATCGCCCGCAGGCGTGCCGAACGTGCCGACCCCGTCTGTGCCAGACGTTACGGGAGGCACGGCTGGGAAGACCAGCAGCAAGAAGACGGGCGGCGGCAGCGGCGGCAGTTCTGACAGCGGCGGCAAAATCCGAAACGTGAGCATTCACGTGGACAAGCTCGTGGAACGTCTGGAGATACACACCGCCAACCTGCAAGAGAGCGCGGAGCGTGTGAAGGACGTTGTGGCGCAAGCCCTTTTGTCCGCCCTGAACGATACCAACTTAGCAATGGAGTAAAAAGGAAATGTTACCAATCAGTTTTAAGTTTGTGGCAGCGTCCGCGGCCATGCAGGCCAAGGGGTACCTCTACCGCTTCAAGCCCGCCCGCACGACGGCATCGCCAAGCTGGGACGGCGCGGGCGGCAGCATACTGGCCGAAGAAGTGGCAAGCCCGTACACAGATAGAAGTTTCTGGGCTGGCCGTTACGCGCTTTGCGAGCTGACATTCAGGAAAGAGAGCGGCGAGGAGCTGACGGTGAACGACGCGATAGCCGCCATATCGAAGCGCAAGAACATCGTCACCACCCAACTGGTGGGAATGGACGGAACCGTCAAGGAATACATAAACGACGGGGACTATGGCATCAACCTCATAGTGGGCGTGCAAGCCATCAAGGGCGGCAAAATCGTGGACGAATACCCATCCGACGGCATTACACAGCTGCGCAAGTTCTTCGACGTGAAAGAGGCCATTTATGTGCATTCTGAGTTCTTGGAACTTTTCGACATCAGCAAAGTGGTGGTGCAGGACTTTAGCGTGACGCAAGCCACACACAGCAACTACCAGCCCATCGAGTTGTCCCTGCTCTCGGACGGCGACTACAACGTGTACAGCACGGAATACAAATAAACGGTTAAACGGTATTTAATACCCCATTAAACGGCATTCATCATGTACAGGCTAACGGCAAAAATAGAGATAGCGGGCGCAAAGACGTGGCAGCTCGATTTTGTCACTGAGGTGGAAATCACCCGCGACACTGAGAAGCTGACGGACATCTGCAAAATCACCCTGCCCAAGAAAATAAAGTGGGACGGCGCGGCGGAAATCCCCGTCAAGCGCGGCGATACCGTCAAGGTGTGGCTCGGTTACGACGGCAGCAACGAACTGGCTTTCGTCGGCTATGTCAAGGAGGTGGGCTTCAAAACGCCCGTTGTGCTGGACTGCGAGGACGAAATGTTTAAGCTAAAGCAAATGCCAGCCGTGAAGAAGACCTACAAGAGCGTGACGGTGGAGCAGCTGTTGAAAGACCAAGGGCTAACGGACGTTAAGGTCATGGGCGAGCAGGCGTTGGGCGCGTACCGCGTCACGGCCGACACGGTGGCCAGTCTGCTGGGCAAGCTGCAAGAGAGCGGCATTCGTTCTTTCTACCGGTATGAGGACGGCAAGCCCGTGCTATACGCGGGTGTGATATTCGAGCGCGGCACGTCCGCATCGCAAGTGTTCGCCACTGGCGTGAACATCATAAACGACCAGAGCCTCGAACAGCAGAAAGCCGACACCATGCGGCTGAACGTGAAAGCGGTGAGCATCATGCCCAACAACAAAAAAATAAAGGTGGAGGTCGGCGACGCTGACGGCGAACGCCGAACGATCACCACATACAACAAGACGGAAAGCCAGCTAAAGGCATGGGCGGAGCAGGAAATCAAACGACTGAAACGCGACGGCCTCAAGGGTAGCCTTACGACATTCGGCTACAAGCTGGTCGACAAGCTCGACACGGTGGGCATCAAGATAGACGGCGCAACCATGGGCATTTATCAGGTGAAAAAGAATGTCATAAAATACGGCTCTGGCGGTTATCGCCAAGAAATAACGCTGGGGCTGAGAGTAGCAGAGTAAGGACATGAACATCGCGACAATGATTAGGCAGCTCGCTGGAGACAGCGGCAAGGGCATGGGCTTCACGGTAGGCACCGTCACAGCGGTGGACAAAACAGCCCGCACGGTGGACGTGCAGCCGCTCAATGAGGACGCGCCGCTGCTGGGCGTGAACCTGCAAGCGAACCAAGAGAGCGCGGTCGGCGTGGTGCAGATACCGCGAAAGGACAGCTTTGTAATGGTGGGCTTTGTGCAGGACGGCGCGGCTGGCATGGTTCTGCTGTGCGACGACATAGAGGAGGCGCAGGTGGTCGTCAAGGACACCGACACGGCCAGCGTCGTGGTAAATGAGAAGGGAGTTTGCATGAACGGCGGCTCGCTCGGCGGGCTGGGAAAGGTGGAAGACATCACCAAGCGGCTGAACCTCATAGAAAAGGACATCAACAACCTCAAGCAGGCGTTTGCCAGCTGGTCGCCAGTTCCGCAAGACGGCGGCGCAGCCCTGAAGGGAGGCGTGGCAAGCTGGGCGGGTCAGCAGCTGACGGAGAGCAAGCGCGGCGACTACGAGAACGAAAAGGTAAAGCAATGAACGGACTAATAACGGACATCGGCACGGGCGACCTGCTTGTGGAGCACAAGAGGGCGGTCGTCACGGATAGCGACGGGCAGACGGTGGAAGCCGTGCTCCTCGCACAGCGCGGCGAGTTCAAGGAACGCCCGCTCATAGGCGCGGCGGTTAGGCAGCTGCAAGGCGGCTGCAAGGACGTGTTCTGGCCGCAAGAGACAAAGAAAATGATAAAGGCCGCAGGCGTGGAAGTCACCCGCGTAAAGGTGGACGCTGACGGCACGATAAACATAACATAATACAGCTATGCAGATAACAGTAAAGGACAGACAGAGCCTCGCGGACATCGCCGTGCAATATCTGGGCGGCGTGGAGGGCATCTTCGCGCTGGCGGAGCGCAACGGCATCAGCATCACGGCGAAGCTGGAAGACGGGCAGACGCTCGACTGGGAGCTGGCCGACACTGTGGACGCTACTGTGCAAAAGACATACGCCGCGCAGGGCATAGAGCCAGCGACCGACATTCCGCAAAAGGAAATGGAAGCCCTGCTGACGGCTACAAAGAAATATTTTGCTGGCTGCATCATTCCACGGCCACCGCGCCGCGAACTCACGATCGTGGACGAAGTGACGGCGGCAAAGGGCTGGACGCTCTCTGGCATCGGCTCACAGTTCGACAGCGGCACATACGCGCAAACGGAGCGTGAGGACGGCATCGTGGTGAACAGGGCTAAGAAAGTTATTAAACAACTGAGTGAGGGCAAGGAGGTGACCAGCGAGAGCGGGCAGACACTCGCCCGAATATTCGGCAACCAATTCGACGATACATTTGCATAATGGTGAAACTGACAGAAAACAAGGTCGCGGAGATAGACACCTCCGCACTGGAGAAGCGGGCGCGGGACATTCGCGACGCTGTGGTAACAAAGAGCGTTACCGTGGAAATGGTCGGCAGCCTCTTCGCCGACCTCATAACAGCCTGCGGCAACGTGAGGGACGCGCTGGCTTTGTTCCTCGGCACCAACGTGCAGGAGATAACCAGCGACATAGACAACAGGCTGGCGGGCGTGGACGCAGCAACCAAGGAGGCAAACGCGGCCACGCAGAAGACGGAGGCGACCCGCGCGCTGGTGGACAACCTCGTGAGCGTGCTCAGCTCTCAGAACGTCGCCGCGCCCACAAGGCTGGAAATTACCGACTGCCCCAAGGAGGTGACGCTGGGCAACCAGCAGCGGCCACGCATCGAAGCGAAAGCCCTGCCCGCCTTTGGCATCGGCTCGCTGCTTTTCATCGGCGGCGGCGACGTGCTGGAGGTGACACCCGACGGCCGCATCATCCCGCTGGCTGAGGGCATGGGAAAGGTGAACGTGGTAGCCACGGTTAAAACAAGTATTTACAAGACACTGACCATCGCAGTAGTGCCGCCGCGCATCAGGCTGACGGGCGGCGGCATGAGGCTCGACGGAAAAGGCAACATAAGGCTGACGTAATGGAAACAAGACACATAAACGTAAAATCCGACTTTGTTATCCGTGAGCGTTTCCGCGACGGAACAGGCAAGGTCGTGGCACTGCCCGACGTGGACTTCGAGCTACGTTACTGGGTAGGCAGCAAATCGGTTAAGGCATCGCGGAAGAACGGCGTGCTTACCAACTGTGTGGCAGACGGTGACGCCCTGCTGGTGATATTCAAAGACCATGGGCTCGGCGAGGGAGAGCTGCACCATGAACTACACCTCGCGCAGGACAACCCGCTGTTTGGGGACGGCGTGCAAAACGTCTATTATCCCGAAAGCCTGCATATCTGGCTTTGGGACAAAATGGGCGACACCGAGGGAGTGATAGAAAGCGACTGTGTGGCTGCATACACTCGCGGCTACAAGTTCACGTGGGAAGACTTCACGCCCGCCAATATACTGGAACTGCAAAAGCCCGCAACGGAGGCCGCACAGCGCGCCGACACAAACGTGCGGGAGTTTATAAGGGTGGCACAGGAAAAGAGCGACACAGCCGTTAAAAACGCGCAAAACGCCGCATCTGAGGCGAAGACGGCGACCACGGCCACAGTGACGGCCACGACAAACGCCAACACCGCGACAGCGGAGAGCAAGAAAGCTACCGACGCGGCGAACGACGCGACGAGAAAGGCAGCCGCCGCCACTTCCACGGCAGACACCGCGACAAAGAACGCAAAGACGGCGACCGCAGAGGCGACCACCGCAACCGACGCGACGAAAAAGGCAACCACAGAGAGCATTGACGCGACGGGCAAGGCCAAGACGGCGACCGCCTACGCAAATGAGGCGGGACAGCAGGCAGCGGCAGCCGCCGAAAGACTGGAGGCGACACGCGGCGAAATGGAGATTGCCATCGCGAGAGCCGAGCAGGTGGTGCAGGGTGTCCCGAACGGTCTAAAGGTGGAGGCACCAGAAACCGTCACGCTGGGAAACCCCGCCAAGCAATACATAAAGCCGCGAGTGAAGCCAGACGGCTGCGCCCAAAACGTCATATACCAGACGGACGGGCAGAGCATCGAGGTGGAGCCAAGCGGCGAGATACAGGCGCGTGAGGCGGGCAGCACCCGCGTACACGTCATCCCTACGCAAGGGACTAAGTATTACAAGACTATCAAAATAGAGGTCGTACCGCCACGCATCAGACTGACCAACGGCGGCATACGCCTCGACAAACAAGGAAACATACGTTTAACATAACATATAAATATTATGGCATTAACAGCAGAACAGGAAAAAGGCGTGGTGGCAATGCTGGCAGCCTTTCAGAATGGCAAGCGCATCAACGAGCTGGACGCTGCAAAGGGCGCGCTCAAGGATATGCGCATCGAAGTAATGGACGAAACGGGCGAGACGCACAGCATGGAACTGGCCGACGCTGTGGCTCAGGCAGGCAACCCGATAGCGGGTCGCTACTGGAACACCGCGAACGCCACACCTACGGCGGCGGGCTACTACGGCAGTCTTCAGGCACTGCGCGACCTGCCTGCAAAGCTGGGGCTCGGTCGCTACCTCGTGACCGACGACCGCAAGAAGCGAAAGCTCGACCCCACCGACAGCACGAAATACGCCGACGGCAGCCCCGCGGCTCTCGACGGCTCACAGGGGCAGTGTATGTGGTGCTGGAACGGATTTATCGCGAACATCTTCAATGAGGGCGGCGTGCAGGTTAAGTGCATCACGTTCGACAAGCCTGTGGGCAACGGCGTGAGCATCCGCATCCCCGCGGGCGGCACAAGCTGGCTCGGCGCGGGTGTAATGGACAGAACGAACCAGCTGCTTTGCAGCGTCATTTCAAACGCTGAGCAGTTCCGTGGCGGCGGTGGTTCCGCGCTCAAGGCAAGCAGCTACACCAAGGCACCAAAGGCGGACGCGGCACAACTCACCATGCTGGGAATGCCCGCCACCAACATAAGCACTACCAGTTTCGGCACATACGCCCGTAAACGTGGTGAGGGCTGGGAGGCCAACTGGTTTGTGGCTCAGTTCGTGGTCGAGTTCCTTTTCGAGGTTATCATGGGCACACAGAACAGCCAAGCGACCTTTAACGCCGACAAAGACGCTAACGGACTTTATCAGGGCGGCTTCGGTACTGGAGTCACCGATATGCCAGACTGGGGCAACTATAACGGCTATTACCCCGTAATACCTACCAGCGTGGGACTGGAGGCAGGCGACGGCGTTTGCTTGGTGGACTACAAATTGCCAGACGCGACCGACGAGGGCACATACAAGGCTTTCAAGGTTCCTGTATTCTTCGGACTGGTTCACGCGGGCTATGGCAGTCTGTGGCGTTTGGTTCGCGGCCTCATTATGAACGCTGGCGACGAAAAGAGCGAAGTGTACATTTCGCGTTCAATGTTTGCAGCTTTCGATCCCTCGACAATAGGCGACAAAATCAAAGTGGCGGAATGCCCGCGTTCTGAGGGCTACATCAAACGCAAGAGTTACAACGGTCTTTGCTGTATGCCTACGGAAGTGGGCGGCAGTACTACGACCTATTATTGTGACTACTTCTATACAAACGCCAACACAAGCAAGGGTCTTCGCGTGCGTGCGGCTGGCGGTCGCGCGAACGGCGGTGCGGGTGCGGGCGCGTCCTACGCGAGTACGTACAACGCGGCCACGATTACGAGCACGTACTGCTCGTCGCCCCTCTGCTATTTTGAGAGCGACCCGATAATCGAACAGGCTGCGTAAGCGTGGGCGAAAGCGACCGAAAAAAATAAGTGAATAAATTAAATAAAAATGTTCTTTGACTTGTTGAGCTGAAACAGTGAGGCAGCAGGCGGCGAGGGTGTTTCTCTCGCCGCCGCAAGGCGGCCAAAATTCTGAGGCACGAAAAAGATATAATTTGCGGTTTGGAGTAAACCGCTGGCGGACTTCCCCGCGTCGGGTCTTCGCGTGCGTGCGGCTGGCGGTAACGCGAACAACGGTACGAATGCAGGCGCGTCCTACACGAATACGAACAACGCGGCCACGAATACGAACACGAACTACTCGTCGCCCCTATACTTTGCAAATAGAGAAATACAGCGATATGGAAGGAGTCATGCCTCTCGGCAAAAGATAAAAGTCAAAAAGGGTATTAGTAGGACGGCTCGCCGCCTCGAAAGTTCCCGACTATGCAAAGCAGAAATGACATGAAAAGAAAAGGTTATCTTTTTGAGCAAATTTGCTCGGTGCCCAATTTGTTGGAAGCCCATTTCAATGCAAGCAGGAAGAAGCGCAAACGCTCTGAGGTAATCGCTTTCGAGTCTGACCTTATGGCCAATATCGAGAGCATAAGAAACGACCTCGTAAACAAGACGTTCCACACATCGGAATATAGCGTCTTTATCAAGTATGAGCCTAAACGCCGTGAAATCTACAAACTGCCATACCGCGACCGCGTGGTGCAGTGGGCAATAATGCAAGTGCTTGAGCCTATCTGGGTGAGATGCTTCACGGCCGACACCTACGCTTGTGTAAAGGGGCGCGGTCTTCATACGCTGCTGCGCAACCTGCGCCGCGATTTGAGAAAAGACCCCGACGGGACGCGGTACTGCTTTAAAATGGACGTTCGCAAGTTCTACCCGTCCATCACTCACAGCGTACTGAAGCAGGTGGTACGACAGAAGTTCAAAGACCCCGACCTGCTGTGGCTGCTGGACGACATCATCGACAGCGCGGACGGCGTGCCCATCGGCAACTACATAAGCCAGTATTTCGCGAATGTGTACCTCTCGGAGCTTGACCATCAGGTAAAGGAAGTTTTGCACGCTCGCTATTATTACCGCTACGCCGACGACATCGTGGTTCTCGACAGCAGCAAAGACCGCTTAAAGGGTGTTGAAGTGTTTATTAATCACTATTTAAACACTGAGCGGCTTTTGCAGATGAAAGGCAATTACCAGATATTCCCCGTCGAAGCCCGCGGCATCGACTTTGTGGGCTATGTCACGCGACACGCCTATTGCAAGGCGCGCAAGCGCAACAAAAAGGCACTGTGTAGAATTGTGGCGAAGCTAAGGAAGAAAGGCCATACATCGAAAGAAATACGCTTGATGGTGGCCTCGCGCCTCGGCTTCATGGTTCACTGTAACAGCATCAATTTATTAAGGAGTTTAGATATTATGAAAGAATGGACTGAGGTTAAGAAGACGGGCACGACCCTTACTGGCTCTAAGCTGCACATCGACACCATACTGAACCGTGAACTTCACGTGCAGGCGGTGGACATCAAGCCATCGAGCAGAAACGACGGCAACTGCCTGACCATTCAGTACGAAATTTTCGAGCAACTGAAAAACAAGGACGGCGAGCTGCTTTGGAAAGACGAAGCCAAGACCGTCGCGCTCATGGGTTGGGTGCAGCATATCACCTTTACGGGTTCCAAGAAGCTGGAGGAAGACTTCACGGGCGTGGACTTTTCCGAACCCGTGCGCTGTCAGATTATCCGCCAGCCGCTCGAAAAGGGACACTGCTTCTATACGGTAAGACCAGTTTAACAACAAATAAAAAATATCATCATGTACAAGGTTAGTTACATCGGCAGAAAGAACTTTGTGAAGTTCGACGACGAACATTACCTGCTTTACCTCAATGAGGAACAGGCAGAAGTTAAGAATGAGGAAACGGGCGACATCATGCAGGGCTATGCCTACACAGGCTCGCAGCCTGACGGCGGCACTCTGGTGGAAGCCAAGGATGTGAACGACGACAACCGCCGCGCCAAGTTCGTGGCGGGGCTTATAGGCACGGAATACGACATCGACAGCCAGATAGCCATCCTCGCAAATGGCAACGACACCGACCAGCACGCGCAAGAACTCAAAGACTTTGAGGACAACCGCCGCGTGGTTAAGGAGACGATCGACGAGCTGTTAGCCCGCGAACTCTAAAGCATCACGCCTATGGCTCGCAGTATATCAGACATCAAAAAGGAAATGACAACGGCGTTCGCTCAGGAGCGCGCTGTTGTCAATGCCTACGGGCTGGACGCTCGCAAGTCGTTCGACCAGCAGTTTAGTGCCGTGAGCATCGAAAGCATTTTGTTTTATTGCTTCGCGGTCGCCGTCTGGGCGGTCGAGACGCTTTTTGACAAGCACAGCGCGGAGGTGGACACACGCATCGAACAGCTCGAACCTCATACACTACGCTGGTATGTGAACAAGGTAAAGGCTTTTATGTATGGTTATAAGCTCGTTTCCGACACTGACCGCTACGACACCAGCGGAATGAGTGACACCGACATCAATAAAGCCCGCATCATTAAATATGCCGTAGCCACGGAGGACGACTCCATGGTTTACATCAAGGTAGCAGGACAGACGGACAACGGCAAGCCGTGCCTGTTGAACAAAAGCCAGTTTTCCGCCCTGAAGCAATATGTGAACGAGATAAAGGACGCAGGTGTAAGCGTGCAGCTTCGCAATGAGGAGGCCGACCTTATCAAAATAAACCTCTTTGTGTACTATGACCCCACCCTTATGAATGAGCGCGGCGAACTTTCGGACGGTTCAAAACCTGTGGACGAGGCCGTGCTGTCCGTCATCACAAATTTGCCGTTTAATGGCATCTTTAGGAACACCGACCTGCTGGAGGCCATAAAGTCGATACCCGCGGTCGTGGTCGTGGACATCGACAGCGCAAGCGGTGGCATACAGGCGAAAGCCCGAAACGCCGACCGCTATTCTTCAGTTGTGGGCTACAACCGCCCTTATAGCGGATATTACGAGATAGAGGGCGGCAGTGCCAACGTGACATATAAAGAATATAAATCGATAGAATAATGTTTGAAATCGACTTAAAGAAGCTCGTTTTGCAACTTCTTCCGACATTCTACCGCCAGCAGCTCATTTTCGGGGTGCTTCGCGCGGCTCTCGGCGGACTGCAAGCGGTTTACGACGCTTTTACGAAAGCGCGTGTCGCCCACATCTACCGACTGACCCATAACGGGCAGGTCTGTTATCTTCGCGCTGTGCTGAATGATGCTTTTGCAAGTCCAAGCGGCACAAAATTCGAGATTTTGACGATAGAGAGGGACGGCGACTGGCTGTATGCCATCACTGAGGCCGGCAGCCGTATAACGATAGCAACGGCAGAAGACAGCTTCAATGAAAAGGGCGAATATCAGGACAACAAACTGGTCGTCCCTGTGCTTTCCAACGAGGCCATGCTTACGGCACAGCAAAACAGCTTCATGGTGGCCGTTCCCGCTGACCTCTACCAAACGAACCTCGCCGACATCAAGGCTTTGGTCGATAGCTATAAATTAATATCAAAACAGGCGATATATACGCCGATAAGTTAAACTTAACATCATGCAAAAAGGAAATTATACAAACACAGCAACCGCATCTGGCGGACAGGGTAAATACCCGCTATCCACGCAAACGCTGGACTTCATACAGCAGCAAATCACCCTTTTACAGCAGCTTGGTTTCATCGGCGGCAACAAATACATCCTGAGACAGCCAGACGGCACACAGACGGGACTCGCTTTCATCGACGGTGAAGTTTTCACGCTGGCCGCAAAACCTACGCCGTCGGCTAACATCAAGTTTGTAAACGTCACGACGAAGACGGAGGACATAAAGGCAGACGGCGAGACATACAAGGAGGCGCGAACTTACCGCACGGCCGCGCTTGCTTCTTCTGCCAGTGGCGAGTCCTACGAATACGCAAAATTTACCGTACTGGAGAGCAACCAGACACTAAGCGAGAAAATAAAGCAGGTGCCGCAAGTGGTGCTCACTTACCTGCAAGACATTCTCGCTGAGAAAATGCCGCTTTTGACCAAGGAGGGCATAACACAAACTCAGCTCGACACGCTTACGACCCCGTGTGTCGTAAGGTGCTCGAAATCGATAAAAATCGGCGGTTTTGCCGACTATGGGCTTGTGGTTCTACCAAATGGCAATAGCGGACAGAACACTGGGGTAAGCCAGTACGTCCACCTTCCTGACGGCCGCAAATACTACCGCATCAACGACGGCGACGACTGGCTGGGTGATTGGAAACTGGAGGGACAGAGCCTTAATCTGGAATGCAAGATTGTGAGCGGCACGGTTTATATTCGTCACGGAAGCCTACCAGAGGGCTGCAAAATAATCATGGTGCGCAAGAAACGCCGCTCGCGCTGGCGTAGCACTGGAGGCGCGAAGTCATACGCCAAGAACAAAGGAAAGCGCATCAAGAGAGCACCAAAACGCCAGTATGTGCATTATAAGGGCGTCGTTTTGAATACATCGACACCAAACACTTGGTATGTGCCGCGCTGCATCGAGGTGGAAGACCAGAAATTGTATGGCAATATGCTGAACTGTGAACTTGGCGGCCTGTGCCGTCCTTTTGTGGTGCAAGAGGCCAACGACGCAAGCGGTAATGAGGTTTACCGAATGGCAGGCGTGCGCAACAAGGTGACAAATAAAAAAAGTAGCCACACGCAAAACAGTGCCTACACTCAGATAGGCATTCAGGTAGTCAGCTACAACGCTGACGGCTCGGTTGCCGTGGGCAGTAATATCCTAAAGCTAAAGTATCATCTGAGGCGGCTAAAACGAAAAATAGGGACACAGACTGTAAAAGGAAAGACTTATCCCGTATATAAGTACACTTATTATCGTTCGTTTTCCATGGAATAGGGCAAAAAAAAAGAGGTGCGCTTTGCGTTCCTCTTTTAAGTCCCTGCGGTCGTAACTCAATGTATGCCGTGCTTTAAAAATTGGTTATTTGCCAGTTTTAGTTGTTATCCAAATAATCGGGAGCATTTTCGCTACCAAACGGAGAATAACAGAGAAGCAAAGGGACGGGTCAAAATATTGCTTATAACCCCAACATAGGGGAGCTCGCGATACTCTCGCGGTCACAGCATTTCGAACTTAAAACCCTGCGGCAGGGTTCTGCACGTCGCCGTAGCTAACAAACCTGCTGCAAAGATACACTTTATAAAAATAAAAACAAAATAAATTAAATATAATTTGCAAAAAGCTGAATGAATAAGCGATTTTCAAGCTCGCCTCTGCCATTTAGAGGCTCTAAACGCTACTATATTAAGCGTTTTCGTGAGGTTCTTGCACAAGCTGACGACATCGACACAGTGGTCGACCTTTTCGGCGGCTCTGGCTTACTTTCGCGTGTGGCAAAAGATATGCTACCAAATTGCCGCGTTATTTATAACGACTTCGACCATTACGACCAAAGGTTGGCAAATGTGGCCAATACAAACGCGCTGTTGCGTTCTATTGCGCCATTGGTTGCAACTGTACCAGACAACAAGAAAATCCCCGCAGAAACAAAAAAAACAATACTGGAGCTATGCGCTAAGGCAGAGAAGAAACACGCGGTCGATTACATCACGCTTTCAGGCTCACTTTTGTTTTCGGGAAACTGGGCGCAAAGTTATGAGCAGCTAAGCAAACAAACCATGTACAATAGAATGGTAAAAACCGACTACGACGTGACAAATTACCTGCAAGGACTTGAAGTGACACATTGCGACTACCGCGAACTTTTCGAGGCTCACAAGGAAAACAAAAAGGCTTTGTTCTTACTCGATCCTCCTTATTTGCAGACAGAACACAGCGCATACAAAGCCGACACATATTGGCAGCTGAAAGACTATTTAGACGTTCTTACGCTGCTGAACGGCACAAAATATGTTTTATTTACATCAGGCAAAAGCCAGATAATTGAGCTTTGCGACTGGATAAACAAACAGTTTAATGCTACGCTGCTGAATGGCGCACAAAAGTACGAACAGAACAGCAGAATAAATGATTTTGCAGCTTACAAAGACATTATGATCACGAAACTGTAAACTTTTATTTGCTCAGGCTTTCACAAGCAGAGACAAACAGACGCGAAACAACTTGAAGATGGAACGACAAAAGCGCAAACTTTCGCCGTTCCAAAATGGATGCAACACGACAAATTGAAGCCGAAAACAGCCTCATTAATTCTTTTGCAAAGATACGAAAAATTACTGAGAAAAACGAACTTTTTAAGTATTATTTGCACGGAAAATACAAACTTTTTTCACGACTGTAAAATACTGAAAAACAAAGGCTTTTAAGCAGCGTTTAAACACCGATTAAAAGCCTTTTAAATGATATTCCAAGCTGGAAGACGAACCGCGAAAAAATGGGGAAAAATGCACATTTCGTTTTGAAAATTTGTACAAATCGTTTTCGCGATTATAAATACACTGTAATATAACATAAACTATAGATATATGTAACAACATGTTATGTTTTACAAACTATGTCTCTATGTTTTAGGGTTTTAGGATAGGGGGGCGAAGCCCCCTTGTGAGCGCTTTGCGCTCACCCTGACATCTATAAAAAGTTACTTCTTCTGATTCATATACTATATTAAAGAATTAAAGCTCTGGATTATTGTTATCTTGATTTTAGTTCTCTGGATACTTGCTATCTAAAACGTAAAAGTGTTCCGTCTTTTTATGGGAAGATAAATACTAAAAGAAAAACTCATCCCATCCTATGATAAATTCATGCTGGAGTACATCTACCACAATATACATAGAACCATGCTGCTATCAGATAAAGGCTAATGCACCTGTGTAGAATCAGACAGGCTGTAACAAACCTTCAATTTCTACCTGGTATAATCTGAAAGAATCGGTATCATGGAACTATAACTATGCCTGTAGTCATGACATATAGGTGAAGAAACACAGTCTGTACAATTATGCCTATCGGTAGAAGAAAAGACTATCCGCAACAAGCGCGAATGCATCAAAATGATAATCGTATCAATTTAATCTTTAAAGGAGCTCGTTTTAGCTTACTTTTTCGTATAGATTCAATCTAAAAGATTATTTTGATGCAGTTAGGTGCTCCATTCTTTCTTAATTCCTATTTATTGTGTATCTTCGTGCTATAATGATAAATAAGCATAGGTACAGATATGGAAAAAGTCGTTTTGTATTGTAGAGTCTCAACCCAAGTTCAAGACTACGAGCGTCAAGTATCAGACTTAACTCAGTTTGCCAAGAAACATCAATGGGAGATAGCAGAGACTTTCACTGAAAAGATAAGTGGCGCCAAGAAGAATAATGAACGTAAAGAACTTACTTCTCTTCTCTCATACGCGCGCGTACATTATATTAATAGGGTGCTTGTCACGGAACTTTCTCGTTTGGGTCGTGATACCCTCCAGGTGTTAGCTGCTATTGATATGCTTAATAAGGCAAAAGTCTCGTTGTATATAATGAACTATAATATAGAGACTCTTACACCTGATGGCAAGGTGAATCCGATGAGTCAATTCATGATTACTTTGTTGGCTGAAGTCGCACGTATGGAACGTAGAACCATCAAAGAAAGAATGGCGAGCGGTTATAACAACTTCCGTGCCAATGGAGGTAAGGTAGGACGCAAGACTGGATACCGCAAAAGTGATGAGGACTTTCGAACTCAATATAAAGATGTGTTTCGTTTGTTGGGCAAAGGGGTTAGTCTTCGAGACATCAGTAAAGCTACCGGTGTGTCTGTAAATACAGTCAAGCGTTGTAAGAACCTTCTGAAGTCATGACTTCTTATAGATAAATATATATGATTCATATAAAGCTTTTTTTTTATATAAGACATTCTTTGAGGAATAACATCCTTAGAGAGTGTCTTTTTCTTTTGTCTATGTATTTAGGTGAATGAGCCGTAGTGAGTCTTTTCTAGAAAGTTTGAAACATCTTGTTGACTATACCAATACTTGTCTCCGATCTTGGAATAGGCGAGTAGTCCTTGCTCCCGATATTTTCGAATCAACTTTTCTTCTACTCCAAGCAATATCCGTAATTCTTTGTTCGTGTAGTATTGAGACTTTGGGACATAAGACTCTTTTAAAATTGAGACTTGCTGGGTTAGGTCTCGAACTTTAGACACCAATGATTCCCATTGTGTCTTTTCAATCAGTAACATTTCTTTCTTTTCTGTCATATTCTTCAATTTTTTAGTTTCGTGTATCTCCTATTATAATAAGGTGTATTAATAAAATGCTTCACGTTTGTTTTTTGCTATGAATTCATCTATGTCTGTTTGAGTGTACCAATACTTATCACCACATTTACTATAGAACAGCAAACCATTATAGCGATATTTCCGTAATAGCTTCTCGTTTATGCCAAGTACATCGCAGATTTCGTGGTTGGTGTATATGGTCAAACCTCTTTCTTCATTCATATCTCGAATTGCTTTTTCGTTTTCTTCCAAGCTTGTCATCAGCTCATTGATAGTTTCATTATCTACTTTCTTATAATATTCTCTCATCTACTCAAAAATTAAATTTTGGCTTGTATTTGAAGTGGTGGAGAAAGTCTATTTTTAAATGATATTTTTGTATTTCTTCTAAGTATTACATTATTTTTAGAGCCGAAACTCAATTTCTAATACATTCTTTTGGTACTGCTTGAAAAAAGTATTATTTTTGCATACAAATTCAAATATTTAAAGGTATAGCAATGAATAATACATATACAGATGACATAAACGAGCAAGTAGTATTACTTGATCACCATATAGATATACCTGGCTATGTACGAAGGTTTGATGCTCTTCTGTCTTTTTTGAATATAAAGACAGAAGATGTTTCTATGTTATTTGCTGTGGGAAAGCCAGCATCAAAGGCTGTTACATTGGAACGGTATAAGATGTTTCTAAAACTGGATTTTAGAAACTTTGTTCATTCTTCATACGCTGAGTCTATTCGTTCTTCTTTATTTATGTGGAGTGATGTTAGGAACTATGCCAACTTAAAGAATGTAGGCGATGAGACTATAGATGCAATTTTAGGTATTGTTGGGAGATGTTATAAAGATATAGTATCTCCACTTAATCCGGAAGATCGTCATCTGTTATATATGAGAGTTTGTGGTGCGCTTCGTAAGAAATGGAATAAAGAGAAAAACGAGTGGCTTGTACCTTTTTTCGGGTATAAAAATGATGCGTATATTAAAATAGGAGCATTGTGTCTTGAAGATGAAGATTTTCTCATAAACCTCATTTCTGTAATGAATGTACAGAAAGAAAAGTATCGTAAGGAGATTTATTCTGTGATGCTTTTGTTGATCTATGTGTATGAGCTTTCTGCCCATTCGGGTATCTGTAATGGAAAGCAGCTACAAGAGAGTGTTAATATGAGATTGGAGAATGATTGCTTTCAAAGTTTCACTCTCCTAGATGCAAATAATCCGCTTACAGCAGAAGAACTGGCGGTACTGAATGGACCTAGCTTGTCTGAAGAGGAAAGAAAGATAGTGATGAGTCATTTGAATAGATTTAAGAATCGGGTGAATGTAGATGCAGCACTTAGTTCTTATGTTACTCCTTATCATAAGCTTCGTTTGGATTTACTCACTCCACAACAATGTGTGGAAGTCTTCTTTAAAAAGCTTGATAGGTTGAAAGCTGATAATCCATATCCTGTAGATGCTTCTATTGAAGACATAGCGACTCCCAAATGCTACCTTGCTTTCTTGGCAGAGAATATTTATTCTGGAGAGCTTATTGATTGGGAAGAAAATAATTCTCTTGTAAATGGACTTATGTATCTCATCTACATTAAGCAAGGAAAGGATATTGTTTATATAGCTAAGGAAGTAACTGTCTTTAATTATATTATAGAACATATGGCAGATGCGATAGATGTTACTGATGATGAGACTTTACTGAATGAAACTGTAGAGAAAGCATTGAATTTCATAGATGTAATATTCGGTGAGGAATTTATAGGTAAGTCTAACTCTTCTGATAGTTTAAAGTCGAAGTTTAGAGTGATTCTGCGTGATAGCGAACTTCGAAAGAAAATAACTCAGATAAATCCCAATAAATTTAATGGTGGCTTTAACTTGGTACTCGTTTATAATGTTATAGGCTTATTTATGAATCAAGGATTGATTAAAGGAAAGTATTCCAAGATAGATAGCGAAATAGCAAACGCTAACGGACAGTTTAGTCTCAAAGGAAAATTGTTGGAGAGAAGATCGTATATTTCTTGTTGGAACATAGAAAATACTTCCGAATTGACGAGAAAAATAATAGACAAGATAATTTCGACATATCTGTAAAAAACTGGAAATTAAATTTCCAAAATCTATATCTGTAAGGGGATTTACGCATCGTAAATCCCCTTATTTTGTTTATAATCAAGTATTTATGCGATTTTCTGTTTTTGGAAATATTCGGGTAAATTCCCACATAGTTTAATTGCAGAAATATGCTAAAAAATAAATGTATCTTTGTAGTAGATTTAATTTTTGGGGGATAAAATAGCTTGTTTTTCCTCTTATGTTTAACCCTTAAAATAAAAAAATATGACAAAGGTGTATTTGAGAAAGAAATTGGTAGTTCGTAAGAATGTTACAGTTTTGGTAGAGTGTAATGAAGATGTTCTTGACGATGTAGTTGTAAGATGTCGCAAACATTCAGGTGAGGTTAATGTTTACTTCAAAACAGGTGAGGGGCGAAAATTGCGTAAACTAAGAAAATTGACTCCAGAAGAGTCTGCTCAGTTAAAAGCCGAGACTTATGCTGAGAAGGAACCTGAGACGTCAACATCAACAAACACTACTCCTAATATTAATAAGGTGACAATCGTAGATGAAGAACCAAAACGCCAGATTTGTTGGAGAAAGTTTAGAACTGAGATAAGTAAGGTCGGTGGTATTGATGTTTACATGAAGTCTTGTCGTGATAATACCACCATTGAAACAATTCTCTTAAAGTATCCAGACTTTCTGAGAGGTATCAAGCTCTATGAAGGGGGAAGTAAAGGCGTGTGGAAGCTTATTGTTCAAAAAAAGATAGAAACAGTCCGTAATATCTACGAAAGATACTTCATGGACATTAATCAATTCCTTCTCTAATAAAAAAAAGTTGGAGAAAAAATAAACTTTTATCATCGCTTTTATAATAAGCGATGATAATGAAAAATGGGATTTAAAATTTTATGATGTGAATCCTGTATCATTATAATATAATAATGTGTCCAGCAATGGAAGGGTGTAAGATGTCTCCTTTAAGTACATCTTCAAATTTAAACATAAATATGGAAAAAAATACAATTATGCCTGTTGCCCTAATTTCTGACACGACAGGTGAAAGATTGGTATTTGAGTCAAGACGCAAGGCTGCAATCTTTTTAGGTGTAGGATACCCGTATTTAAAACAATACCTTAAGAAAGGACGCGGACATCTCGTGAAGAAAGGCTATTATGTCGAATTGTTGCCTCAAGAGCCAGTAAAAGAAAACGCTTTATTTTAAGCGAAGAGGTTAAAGGTGTCCCTCTAGTTGTACACCTTATTATATATATAGGTTTAAAATGACTTATATGGCAACGCCATCGATGCATATTCTTGATGGTGAAAAAATAAAGAGATTTAAGTAAAAGCGATTTTGGAGTAGGGTGCACACTCTCCTTAATTGCTTTGAAAAAGTCATAATGAGTTAATTATGAGAATAATAAAGGATAAATTACAGTGTTTAATACAGAATGAAGCTGCAGCAATAAAGGAAGAGTCTAGCACGATGAGACTTTCGTCAGACTCCATAGACAATGAAAAGGAGAATGTTACCAAGTATATGAACTACACAAATAGTTATTTCGCATATCTCCGTATCGGGCAGCAGAGTGGTGCTATCAGATTTTATCCAGATGCCGATACCGCTTATATCGCAACAATAAAAGAAGCAGATTCTCTGCTACAAAAAGGTGCTCTAGGTAGTCGAACATCATTTGTCATTTTAGATAGCAACCAAAATGTTATTTATGATGGTGAGCCTAAAAAGAATAGAAAAATGCATTTTGCAATCTATGACGGCAAGCATATTGAAAAAACGATTTCTATTACAGATATTTATAACACAAAAATAAAAGAAGAGAATAAAACTATGAAACAGATTAAGAATTTAACTAAGACAACAAGTGTGACAAACAATCAAGAGTCTTTTGACAAAAACAAGTATGCAAAAAGAATTAAAGCCAATGCCAAAGACTTTATAGCCAAAGGCATTCTTACTCCTGAAAGTGTCGATTTTCTATGTCTCTCGAAAGAGTCTGCTCATAAAATTGCAAGACTTGTTCAAGAGGCTGCCATTAATAATAAAGGTGCAGAGGACGCTAAATTCACGAAAGCGATTCAAGATGCCTCTTTAGGTATGGTGACCATTACCAAGAAACTCGCTTCTGGAAAAGCAACCGATGAAAAGCATTGTAGTATGCATGATGATTTGCTCTATTGTGTAGCACATTGCAAGTCATACGATTCTTTGCTTGACGGTTCAAAAGGATGGCGAAAGACACCAGGCAAACTTGATTACAATAAATTGGAAGATGCCATTGTCGATATGTACGAAAAAGGACAAGACAAGTTGCTAAAACTGTCGCAGAAACCAAAGGCGAAAATCAAGGCAGATGCAGCTTTGCCAACTTTAGATAGCTCTGTAGTCTATGATGTTCCAAAAGAAAAAAGCAAACAGAACTCTATTGATGCCGTCGTTAAAGCAATCTCTTCTACAATAATGGTTTACATGACGTCTTCAGAAGATACACTCTTCTATTTGCAGATGAAAGGACTCTCTTTGGAGTCTGAAGTGAAGTTTCAAACAAACAATGCTATTTCTGCGAGCTTCAATGGTAAGTCTATCATCTTTAAAACACTCTCAGGAGTTTCAAAGGAGTTGAAAATCAAGACACGAACCGATATAGTTGCACAAAAAAGAGAAGTGCAGGCTATGCTGTCACAACTTATAGTGTGTGCAGCCTTATCGCCTAAGACCCGTGACTTGATAGCAGATGTTGTAAATTTTGATACCATTGAGAAGTTTGTAACCACCTCTTTTAATATAGCAGCATAATTACTAACCTAAAAGTCTGAAAACCAAAAGTGTTTTCAGACTTTTCCAAAATATAATACAAAGAAAAATGAATAAAAAGATTAAGATGTTTACCCTGTTTAGTGGGTATGATTCCCAAATGATGGGCTTGATAGATGCAGTCAAGAACTTTAAGGATCGCTTTAGTGTTGAACTTATTGGTTGGAGTGACATAAATTCATTAGTTCAACTTGTACATAACCTCGCATTCCCTGAATATGCGAATAGATGTTATCCTGATGTATCTAAAATAAACTGGAGTCAAGTTGAAGACTTTGACATCTTGTTCTATTCCAGTCCATGTCAAAATGCAAGTAGAGCAGGACGGCGTGAAGGTTTTGAGAAAGGTTCGGGTACAGAGTCTTCCTTGGTATGGGAGGTAGAAAGAGCGATTGCGTCAAAACGTCCGAAGTGGCTTATCCTTGAAAATGTTGAAGGCTATCTTGATCCAAGAAATGATGATGATTTTAAGAAATGGGCGAGAACAGTTGCGAGTTATGGTTATGTTAGCTACTACAAAGTGCTATGTGCCGCAGACTTTGGCATCCCGCAAAATAGAAAACGTCTCATTATGGTCTCCATGCGTATAGATAATGATGAAAAGACTAATTTCGAATGGCCTAAGACAAAGAAATTAAAGATAAAGCCAGAAGACTTACTTTCTGATGTAGTTGATGATAAATACTATCTGACAGTTGAAGAACAGAACACTTATATCGACATCATTCGTAATGCCAAGGATGGGTATGTTGCTTCCGTAAACAAGAATATAGAGCATCCAAGTAAACTGCTTACCTCTCAATTAACTGAATGTATTTCACGCTTTATTTATCCTTTATGTTCAAATGGTACAATACAAACCTTGATGACTACTACCGGTGGAACTAGTTTGATAAATATGACCGGTTGTCGAAGAGAACGTTCTGCTTGTGTCATAGAAGTGTGGAGAGGTGATAAGCATATTGTTCCTGCAGTCTTAGAAAATGCGAAGCCTTCTAAGCAAACAGTAAGAGCACTAAGAGCATGTCCTAATAGAGATAAGTTTCTTTCTGTTGTTGATAGTCTCAAAGAAGGACAATATATGAGAATCAGAAGACTTACCCCAGAAGAATGTCTCAGATTTATGGGTGTTGAAGAGTTATATCTCAACAGAATCTTGCGACCATACGAGACTTTATCTAAAGAAGGTTACACAAAAGAACAAATAGCGAAACTTAT